CAGCTTTGAAGACGTACGACTCCAACTGGTTTGTCCGCTTCATGAAGCTCTCCTATGACGAGGACGTGGAGTCGGGGACGGTACTGACCGATGTGATGCGGCAACAGCCGTGGGTCAACATCGCTGTTACCATCCGCGCGTCTAATTTCGCCCGCGCCCCTTTCCGCATCTCCCGAGGGAAGACAGAGGTTACCTCGGGATCTATCTTTGATCTCTTCAGTCGCGTCAACGCGTCACTTTCGCGCTACCAGTTGTGGGAGGCGACGGAGAGCTGGATGAGCGTCCGGGGAGAGGCTATCTGGGTCTTTGAGCGTGACTTTGGCGGCGCTACGCAAGCGGTAGCCAACCGCGCGCTACCCAAAGAGATATGGGTCCCCGATCCGCGTCGCTTTACCCATCGTCTCAATCCCGAGGGGTCGGCCGTAGCGATGTGGGTAGCAGAGGGAGTCTCGGGGGGTAGGCATGAGCGCATCCCCTACCTCCCCGATCAAGTGATCCATTTCCGGGATTGGAACCCGTGGGATGAATGGCGGGGAGTATGTCCGGTGATAGCCTTGAGTGAGGAGGCTATCGCGGATTGGCAGGCCGCGCGGAGCATGCGGAGATTGTTTGAGAATGACAGTACGCCGGGCGGTGTGCTTTCTTCGGAGCAGCCGCTCAGGCCGGATCAAGCGCAGGACATACAAGAGCAGTGGGAGATGCAGCATCGCGGTATGAGTCGTCGGCATCGGCTGGCAGTACTTGGATTCGGGACGAAGTATCAGCCGGTGCAGAGGACGCCGGATGAGCTGAAATATATCGACATGCGTCGCTTCAATCGCTCCATGGTTCTTGCTCGTATGGGCATACCGCCTGGTGTCGCGGGGCTGAAGGATGAGGCTACGCCACTATCGGGCAAGGATCTGCAAGAGCAGATGCGACAACTCTGGACAGTGACGCTGGTTCCGCGGACGGTACGGTATCAGGATAAGCTGAAGGTAGATTTCTTCGATCGGTTCAACCTTGAGGAGGAAGGGCGCTTTGATCTCAGCGAGATTGAAGAGCTGAAGCCGGACGCGGTAGCGGTAAGGGATGGAGAGCTACGGGAGATAGCGGCAGGCGCGCTGACGATTAACGAATACCGCGCGCGCCGGCATCTGCCTCCCGTATCGTGGGGGCATTCCTGGTGGATACCCTTTGCTCTGGCTCCGGCAGGAGATGGAAACGGCAAAGCCATAGAGGAGCTGCCAGAGGAAGAGCGGAACGTTACGCCGCAGCGCCAGCTTATCCCGGTAGTGCCCTTGGCAGCGCTATCCCTTACCGAGGTACGGAGACTGGCTGAGGGGACAAGTGCTCCTGTCAACGGTAAGCGTATCCCTCTGGCCGAGAAGGCCGAAGAGGCTAAGAACGTCCCGCTTGTTGCTGAGAATCTTCCGAATACTCCGCGGGTTCCCCTCGTACAAGCGGAACAGCTTACGGAGATAGTACCCGGCATACCTACGCAAGCGGATCCTGCCGCCAAGGCCAGCTGGTGGAGCGTGACGTACCGCGAGAGGCACTGGAAGGCCGCTATCGCCAAGCAGGATCGCGTCGAAGATCATTACCGCAAGGCGTTGCAGGCGTGGCTCTTCGCGCAGCGGTCTCGGATTCTCGAAGTACTTAGCCGCAGCGCTATTCCCGCCGTCGCCAAGGGGTTCGATCTTGCGACGTTCGACGCGCAGTTCGGGGCGGACTACTGGCGGGCGCAGCTCGGCGAGCTTAAAGAGATCAGCCATGAGGACTTCCTCAAGATGCTTCCGGCCGTCGAAGAGGATGTAAAGGACCTGCTCAAGGATGCTGGATTAGTTAGCCGAGCCGACGCCTTCGACATCTACGATACGGAGGCACTGCAGTACTTGAAGCAGCGCGTCAACAAGGGGAAGCTCGGTGAGATTGTAGATACGCTCCGGGGGCAGCTCAGGGACGTTATCCGTGAGGGCTTCGAGGGCGGCGCTACTGTAGACGACATCGCCGCAGATATCCGTCGCGTCTATGATATCGGCAAGGCCCGCTCGCAGACGATAGCCCGCACAGAGTTAGGTGGCATCGTCGGGGACAGCCGCTTCGCGTCATTCCAGGCGGAGGGGTTTGAGCAGACGGAGTGGCTCTCGGCGGTGGATGAACGAGTAAGAACAGGAACAGACGAGCATCCGAATTGGCGGCATGATATCGACGGCGAGAAGGCCAAGATTGGGGAGCCGTTCAGCAACGACCTACTGTATCCGAACGATCCGAATGGGGAGGCAGGGAACGTAATCAACTGCCTGCTCCCCGGAACAAGAGTACAAGGAGCCATCGTCGCTGGGCTAAAAGCCTGGTACTCGGGCCCAGCCGTTGAGATCGTAACGGTGCGGGGTAACCGATTGTCCGTTACTCCCAATCATCCCATACTGACGGCAGACGGTCGGTGGAAGCGAGCGGCAGACATCGCGGAAGGCGATGCACTGATCTGTTACGGCTCTGAGGTTGAAGTCTTTACGGCACTGAGGCCGATGGACGATCAAGACAAACCGCCAGCCCTTGTCGAAGAGGCATTTGAGGCGTTGCGGAGCTGTGGGTCGACTATGGTTGTTGAGGCATACCTCCACGGCGACGGCATTTTCGTCAAAGGCAAGATCGAGATTGTAGGGCCCGCAAGGGACTTGTTGCTCAATAGTATGGCCATCGCGTCGGATGGTATTGGCGATGGCGTTTTCAAAATGTCCATGGATACGCTTTCTCGTCATGGCGCGACCCTCCAAGGTAGCAGGAGGGGCGATTCGGCCTCGGGCCGCAGCTCAGGCACGTGCACACTGACGCTCGACAAGTCTGCGGTCGATCTTCATGCTCGACCATTTCATGAGTTCGGCTTCCGGCCGAGGGCGAATCGGGACAGCGCGTTCCCTAAAACATGCGGTAAGCAGGCATCGGCTGATATTGGTTTCATCGGAGAGACGCTTCATGCTGACGCCGGAGAGATAGCGTTTGATGAGCATAGCCAAATGGCGTTCGGTAAGTCCGGCTCGTTCGCGCTGTCTTTCGGACCAGCTGCGCATCTTGACGCCACGGCGTCAGAGAGCGCGAAAGAGAACGGAGGATGGGATACCGGATTCCTTGACCAACTCCGCCAGAGTGATGCCGGCGCCATGGTAAACGATGAGGTTGTTGAGGTTAGGAATCTCACGTTTACGGGACACGTCTATGATCTCCAATCTGTAGGTGGTTGGATTGTAGCAGAAAAGATTGTGAGTGGCAATTGTCGGTGCCTTGGTTTACCCGTGATAGAGGAGAAACGATAATGACAGCGAGGCTTGTACGTCTAAAGAGTCTCGGTACTGCGAGTGGTTTCGAGTACCAGGGACTGGACCTGGATGAGGTGCTGGAGTGGTTTAAGGTCCACGCCACGGCCGATGGCACAGTAGAGGATGAGATACGGCTGTTCTTGGATGGCCTTATCCATGGGAAGACTGGGGAACCGGCGGCGGAGCATCCGTGGGTATTCAGCGACTTTTCCCTTGACCGGGACAAGGAGCGGATTGACCCTGCGGGGTGGCAGGTCAAGAACTACCGCCTCAACCCTGTGGTGCTTTGGAGCCACCTGTGGTGGGAGCCGGCCATCGGTATCTCCAGCGGCGTACGGGTCCGAGAGGAGAAGCTGGTCGGCCGCGTGAAGTTCGATACTGGGGGTTCGGATGGCCAGGCGATCATGATCGCAGAGAAAGTCGCGGCGGGCGTTATCCGTTGCGGCTCCGTAGGCTTTCAGCCGATCAAGGTCGAGCTTATCGGAGATGGCGAAGAGGAGGCGGGGAAAAAGAAGGAGGAAGCCAGACTCATCCATCGCAAGCAGGAACTGATGGAGTTCAGTGCCTGCAACATTCCCTCAAACGTCAACGCCATGATGATGGCGGAGGAGCTGAACAGCCGTGCGCGGGGGACAAAGCACTACGTGCTGAGCGATACGCGTTTCCATCCCGAGCCGAAAGCTGGCCCGCGGGAGGCGAAGGACGAATCGCCAAGCGGTTTCGACATGCTGCGTCGAGTAGGTGTTTCCGGTATCTCCGCGCGCGAGTTGGAAGAGAGTATTGCCGAGACTGAGCCGCCGGTGCAGAAACCGTATCCGAACGAGCATGCCTGCCGCCTCCGAGCGCCCGACGAGTTTGAGGCGGATTCTTTCCGTCGTACCACCCGCGAACATGAGGGCAAGAAGTACAGCGTCATCTCCGGCAAGCTCAAGGGCGAGAATACCATGACTGAGCAGGCGTATCGTTACGAGAAGGAGACATGGAAAGAGACAGAGGCGCGCAAACACTGCAAGGAGCATGATGGAGCGGTCTTTGAGCCAGCCTCGGAGGATGAGGCTGTCCATATCGATGGCGGTATTCTGATGTCGTCAGAGTTGGAGGGATCAATTCGACAGGCCATGGCGCTTGTCGAGAAAGGCGTCATCCCTTACAAGGATCTGGGCGCGGCAGCTGAGGCTACAGACTGGGATGCCGGGGCAGAGGTAAAGGCAGCCACGGTAGAGGAGCTGAAGCTCATGTGCGCTTGGTACGATGCCGAAGCCGCTGACGCCAAGGGCAGCTACAAGCTGCCCCACCACCGACAGTCAGACAAGAAGGCAGTATGGAAGGGCGTAGCAGCCGCGATGGCTGTCCTACTCGGCGCTCGCGGAGGGGCTGACATCCCAGACGCGGACAGGAAGAGCGTGTATGACCACTTGGCCAAGCACTACGCCCAGTGGGACAAGGAGCCTCCGGAGTTCCGCAACGCGCTCAGTATGCTTGCGGAGCTGAGCGCCAAGATAGATAAGATCAAAGAGTTGATGGAGACGAAAACGCCGCCACGTGCGGCGAGCTACATAGACGGGTTGTTCGCGGATCGGCATGAGAAGCCGTCGCTCCCCGATACCAGGGGAGCCAAGCCGCCCGAGACCAGGGCGCTTGATGAGCTGATCGCCAAGAAGTAACGCCAGTCGAGACATGGAATACCATAGAACAGCCAAAGGAGTAAATATGGCTGCGAAGATCGAAGAGAAAAGGCTAGGTGTAGCCGACATTACAGACGGCGCATCCCTAGCGAACTATCTCAGCCAGCGAGAATCAGAGCTGGCAGCCGCGAATACCGCGGTCAAGGCTGCGGGCACAGACTTGGAGGCAGTCAAGGTCGTGCAGGCGGCCATGGAGGCGAAGTCTACGGCGCTCATCGAGGAGATGAAAACCATTCGTACTTTGGTCAAGGACAAGTGGCGGGAGACGGAGCCGGACAAGCAGAAGGCGTACCAGTTTGGCGGCATTATCCGTGCCATCATGTACCAGGACGCGAAGACTTTGGAGAAGTACGGCGTCTCGCCCAATCGCGATATCGGAGACGACAAGTGGTCCACCGACGACAAGGATTGGACGATCAAGAGCGATCTCGGTACGCCGCTGCGCGGGGATTCATCTACACTCGGTGGGAGTTACCTCATACCGCAGGAGTACGCAAACGAGGTCATGCGGGTAGCAACGGACGAGAGCGCGATGATGAATCTAGTACGGACGGTACCCATGACGGCACGTACCGTACTTTGGCCGTCCGAGGGAACGGTAGTAACTTTTTCGTGGCCGACTGACGAGACTACAGCCAAGACGGAGAAGTCTCCGACGTTCGGGCAGATTACGCTCAGCGCCAAGACGGCTGCGGGCTGGATCGCGATTACGGAGGAGCTGACGGAGGATTCCCTGGTACCCCTCGGGGAGTATTTCCGGGACGTTTTTGGTGAGGCGTGGGGAACTGAGTTCGACAAGCAGTGCCTTGCGGCCAACGCCGCGCCGTTTGACGGCGTGTTGTTCCAGTCAAGTGTCAACGAGCAGATCATGCCCTCGGGCAAGACCGGCTTTGATGATGTAGAACCAGCGGACATGCTGAATCTCATCAAGAAGCTCACCACGAAGAACAAGCGCCGCGGCGCACGATTCCTCCTGCACGAGACCGTGCTCGATATCTTGATGGGTTGGAAAAACGCCAACGGCGACTACATCCTTCAGCGTCCGTCTGAAGGCAGGCCGCCAACGATCTTCGGATATCCGTACACGACCAGTGACGCCATGCCCGATACGTCGGAGAGCGCCGTATCGACGGCGTTTATCGCCTTTGGCAATCCCCGGTACATCCTGCATGGAAATCGTATAGGGTTTGAGTTCCGGATCTTCAATCAGAGCGCAGAGACGATGCAGTACGACCGGATTTTCCTCCGGGCGCGGCTGCGGCAGGGGTTTGAAGTTGCGGTGCCGGGTGCGTTTGCGCGCCTGGTGACGGCCGCTGCGTAAGCCAGGGGCCGTAAGAGAAATGACGACCGGGGGCGGGGAGGGGGACTCCCCGCCGCTGGGCTCCCAGCGCCGGCCGTCGAGAGGAGCGTAACCATGGGAGCAAATGTTTATTTGGAAGCTGTAGCCTCGTTTGGCTACACGGCAGGCACGTCTGGTACGGCGATCCAGAAGAACATCGACGGCGTAGCCGGAGGCCGGGTTTCAATCCTTGCCTTCGGCGTGACCTGCGGTGTCGCGGAGTCGTTGTATTTCATGACGGTTCTGGGCACTACGACCATCGATGGGGCGGTGGCTAGCGGGATCACGACCTGCGCTTTCGCGGGACAGCCTGGACCTTCGGGCAACCTCCTGGCCTCGGGGGACTACCTCGCGCTGGTGTTGTCGAACGGAGATTTTTTCTTCGCATCAGTCAGCAACTGGTGGGTCTCGAACTTCACAGCGGTGCTGGATACGACGCTGAC